TGTCAATCGTTATTGTACTTATCGCGGTATTGGTAGTAGGCGGATTAATCGCTAAATTCTACCCAAAACCAAAACCAACCACATTTTTAGCTCCAGGTGAAATACTAACACCAGAAGAATTAGCACCAGAAACAGCTGTAGTAACTGAACCTCCAGTAGGTAAAAAACTTGTTACTAAAGCACCTAAAATGGTAGCTAAACCAAAAAAGAAACCAGCAAAAAAAGTAAATGCTTAAAATAGTAGAAATAGCTAAGGCGTGGATAGCCGCAGCAAATCCTACACCTGAGCAAAAAACAATAGCGGAACATAGAGCATCTGTTTGTGATGTATGCCCTCATAAGCAATACCACCAACATATAGACACACATACGTGTGGATTATGCGGATGCCCATTAAGTAAAAAAATATTTTCACCACTACCTGGCGAACAGGCATGTCCTGATAAACGCTGGGAAAAATAAAGATTATGTCAGAAGCAAAAAAATTAAACGAAGAAGAAATCGAGCAAATTAAAGAATTACAAACACAATACAATAAATTTGTATTTGAACTTGGTAGTATTGAAGCACAATTAGCTGAAATGGCAAACCATAAAACCTTTATGGATTCTGAAAAATCCAATATATTAGGTGATATCAAAACACTTACTGTAAAAGAAAAAGAATTACTTGCCTCTCTTCAAGAAAAATACGGCGTTGGTAATATCAACATAGAAACCGGCGAAATAACTTCATTCTAACAACAACTTCTGCGTTTTACATGGTTTTATGGATATTTATTATTAGGTAACCCCAATATAGTAAATTAAAACAAATCATATAAAATGGCAGAAGTAATTCTTTCCCCTGGTGTATTCCAGATTGAATCAGACCAAAGCTTATATACGCAAGCTCCACAAGTGTTGGGTGCTGCTATTGTAGGCCCTACAGTAGGTGGTCGTCCTTTCGTACCTACTTACGTTACTACTTATACACAATACCAATCAATATTTGGTGATGTATTTAAAAGCGGTAGCTATTATTACGAATATTTTACATCACAAACTGCTCGTGAATACTTTAGTAATGGTGGTCAAACACTATTAGTTACTAGAATTATTAGTGGTAGTGGTGGTATTAGTACCTATGCTACATCAAATGTAACTAGCCAACCAGTATCAGGTACAATATTTGCTACAGGTAGTACTACATTAGGAGCAGCATTTACAGCAGGTACAGAAGCTAGAATTACTTATGGAAGTACTGTTTATAGATTTATAGGAACTGGAAATCCAGTACCTGCTAATGACATAGATGGTAATGTTTATTTCTTCCTTACAGGTTCAACAGCAACTTTATCAGCAGATGCTTTAACTGGTTCTATTAATAGTGCTTTATCTTCTTCTGTTGCTAGTTCTAGTGTTAACTTATTAAAAGTAACGTCAGTAGGTGGTGGTGGAGCATTACAATTCTCAGCCTCATTTGCTGGTACAGCATACAATGGTATTACATTTGCAACTGGATCTCAGTCATCTTTCTTAACATTAACTACATTAGGTGGTGGTACAGATACAGTAGGATCTGTTACAGCTTCATTACAACTTGAAGCATTAACTTGGGGTGATCAAATGAATAATACTTCAAGTATATCAAATGGCGCATTAGCTAGTGGATCAGCGTATAATGTACGTTGGGAAGTAACTAATGCCGATACAAGCAGTGGTACATTTACTCTTATAGTTCGTCGTGGTGATGATAATGACTCTCAAAAGAATATATTAGAAACATGGGCAAACATGAGTTTGGATCCTCAATTACCAAACTATGTATCTCGTGTTATTGGTGATATAAAACCAGTATTTGATGCTACTAATGGATATGTAACATATCAAGGTAGTTATGCAAATGCTTCAAGATACGTTCGTGTAGCATCAGTTACAACTCCAAACGTAGATTCATTAGATAATAATGGAAACTTCAAGTCAGCATCTTTTGGTCAAACATTACCTACAGTAGGTAGTGGTTCATATGGTGGTTCATTTAATGGTGGTGTTGCAGATACGACAGCTACTAAATTAATGAATGAAGCTATTACAGCTAATAATATTCAAGGATTTGCACCTGCCGATTATACTAGAGCATTTACATTATTATCGAATAGAGATGAATATCAATTTAACGTATTATTAGCTCCAGGTCTTGGTATTAATGCTAATATGATAGCTTGTGTTGAAGGTAGAGGTGATGCTATAGCAATTACAGATACAACAGTATATGGTCAATCAATAACAGCAGCTACAACTGCAGCAGGTGGTGCTTCAAGTAATTATGCAGCAACATATTGGCCTTGGGTTTCATTATATAACTCAAACTTAGGAAAAGCAGTATGGTGTCCTCCATCAACAGTAATGGGTGGTGTATTAGCATTCAACGACCAAGTAGGAGCTGAATGGTTCGCACCAGCTGGTTTAAATAGAGGTGGTATTCCATCAGTATTACTTGCAGAACGTAGATTATCACAAACAGATCGCGATACATTATATACTAAAAATGTTAACCCATTAGCTACATTCCCAGGAACTGGAGTATGTGTTTGGGGTCAAAAGACATTACAACGTAAACCAACAGCTTTAGATCGCGTAAACGTTCGTAGATTGTTGATCGCATTAAAAGGATTTATAGGTGGTGTTTCTCGTTCATTAGTGTTCGAACAAAATACAACAATAACTCGTAATAGATTCTTATCTCAAGTAAATCCATACTTATCATCAGTAGTACAACGTCAAGGTTTATACGCTTACAAAGTAGTAATGGATGAAACTAACAATACACCTGATGTAGTAGATCGTAATCAATTAGTAGGTCAAATTTATATTCAACCAACTAAAACTGCTGAATTTATAATCTTAAACTTCAATATTCTTCCAACTGGCGCTACATTCCCTGCATAAGGGATGTAGTTGCTAATATTTATTGACAACACATAAAATAACAACATAAAATGGCAGTATTAGATCCAAATGAAATAATGTTTACCGCTTTTGAACCAAAGGTTCAAAATAGGTTTATCATGTATATAGATGGTATTCCAGCATACCTAATTAAGAAAGCTAGTTCTCCTAGCTTTGACGCTGGTGAAGTAATTTTAGATCATATCAACATTTACCGTAAAGTAAAAGGTAAGGTAAAATGGAATGATATAACTTTAGAATTATATGATCCAATCACTCCAAGTGGTGCACAATCTGTAATGGAATGGGCTCGTTTAGCGCATGAATCAGTAACAGGTAGAGATGGATATAGTGATTTCTATAAAAAAGATATCACATTAGACGTTTTAGGACCAGTTGGAGATATCGTAAGTGAATGGGTTGTTAAAGGAGCTTATGTTAAATCAGCTACATTCGGAGATTACGATTGGGCTTCAGAAGCAGCAATTACTCTATCAGTTACTTTAGCTATGGATTATTGCGTATTGAATTTCTAATAAAACACAAAACAATATTAAGAAAAGCGTTTACCTATTTGGTAAGCGCTTTCCTTTTGCATATATTTATATACGAACAAAAAATAAATAACGTTTATGGCAGAATTAAAGTTACCGACAGAAATGGTTTCATTACCTTCAAAAGGTCTATTGTATCCAAAAGAATCACCACTTGCTAAAGGTGAAGTTGAAATGAAATACATGACAGCACGTGAAGAAGATATTCTTACGAACAGCAATTTCATTCGTCAAGGCACAGTAATAGATAAATTACTACAAGCGCTAATTGTTACGCCTATCAATTATGATGAATTATTAATAGGCGATAAAAACGCTATATTAATAGCAGCACGTGTACTTGGATATGGAGCTGAATACACATTTAAATACACTAATGAACGTGGACAAGAAGTAGAAGCAAAAATTGATTTATCAACACTAAATGAAAAAACAATAGATGAATCATTACTTAAAAAAGGTAATGACTTTACATTTGCTTTACCTAAATCAGGAAATGTAGTAACATTTAAGTTATTAACACATGGTGATGAAAAAAAGATGGAAGCTGAAATGAAAGGATTATTAAAAATAAATCCAAATGTAACTTCAGATAGCACCACTCGTTTAAAATATATGATCACATCTATTAATGGTGATCGCGATCAAAAAGCAGTACGTGATTTCGTTGATAATTTCTTATTAGCACCAGATGCTAGAGCATTACGTGAATACTATAATAAAGTTCAACCTGATATTAGTATGAAATATTTTCCAGAAGATGAAAATTATACTGGGGAGGGTATAAATATTCCTATTTCTCTTAACTTTTTTTGGCCTGACTCCGGAGTATAGACTTAATATATTCAAGCAAATACACGAAATAGTATTTCATGGTAATGGTGGTTATGATTGGGAAACCATTTATAATATGCCTATATGGTTGCGTAAATTTACGTTCCACAAAATTAAAGAATACCATGATAAACAGAATGAAGAAATGGAAAAAGCTCAAGGTAGAAATAAACAATCAGCTGA